GTGCTGCGCCGCAGCTTGACGACGCCTGAGTTGCCTACAAAGACGGTCATAGCGACTTGCTGGTGAAATCACCGCTCATTGTGTAGTTCACGTTGACGCGCATCACTTCACCAACAACACAGGCCAGCTCGGCACTGGTGAGCACAGCATCAAACTCCAAAAACTTATCGTCAAACTTCAGCTTCAGCCTGGCGGTCGCAGTGATCGACGAGTCGGCTGTTGTGTCTTGGTTGACTTGGTTCAGCAGCTTGACCGGGGCGTCGTCGTAATACAGAACCGTCAACGCACCAGAAGCAGTGCGAACACCCGTTGTAAAAGTCCGAACGTCTTCATTCAGCACCGTCACTTCAAGTGCATCGGTGTTGGCAGTCAGCGACCACTGCACAACCTTGGCGACAGCAACACCTCCAAGCTCGACGCTGCCATCTTGACCCGCGTAATACTTAGCCATGGTCAGGCACCCTCAAGCTCGCCAATGAACTCACAAGCCACTGTAGACAGTCCTGGCTTGACGCTTGTAACTGATGGCGGCGATGCGTATTTCCACTTCAGCAGGCTGTTCGTTTCCCTGATCCATGGAACAAGATCTGTCGATATTCCAGCCGCGACGTTGCTTGTGGTGAACTCGGCGTAGTTGTCGTCGTCCATCACATCAACGTAGTTCTGCAAAATCAGCGCAGCGTTGCTGTCGGTGATGTTTGCAAAGGTCAGCGACAAGCTGCTGCTATACCGCTGGTTGCCATAACGGACCCGAACAACGGCACCGTTCTGCGCTTGGAACTGCTGCTCAGGGAAAACACCGGGCGTATATGAACGGCTGCTAGGGACCAGTGCTGGAAAACTTACTGCTGTCATCAGTCCACAACGTCGAACAGCGCGTTCTCAGGATTCAGAATAGCCAACCTACCCTTTTGGTCCACCTTCTGATAGCTGCCACCGATGTCAACAAAACCATCGTCATCGATGGTCAGACTGGTCACTCTGTAGATGCGTTTTTGTTGGTTTTCCATCTTACGGGTAAAGATTGATTTGAAAAACACCTCATCTCCTGTCTTGCCACCAGCAACCTGTAGCTGGCCTTCCTGCACCTCTGTCTCACCGGGTCGCCAGAAAAAGACGGTGTAAGTGCCATCAGCAAGAGCAGTTGTTGAGGTAACACCACCAAACTGATCGACACTGCCGTTGTTAAAGCGAGTCGTGTGCGATGCGTTAGAGATCACCTTGATGTAGTCACCAGGCGCAATGCTCAGGGCAGAGCTTGGCGTTGTTTTGAACTGAATGTTGTGCTCGCTGTGCTTGCGCAGCAACAACTTGTGCTGAGCAATCCGCTTGGCGTGCTTGGCGCTTGTGCAGAAGCTAGTCAGGTCAATGAACTCTTCAGGGTCAGCATCAGAACCGCCGTCAATATCTTGGAAACGCAGCTGCGTTACCCGTTGAGATGAGAACCCGTTCTCCTCTTCCTGCCTGTAAGCAACAGTTGCCTTGAACAGCTGGCGTTCTTGCGTTGGCAAGAAACTTACCTGCATATCTTTCATGTTGCCATCGGTGAATAGAGCCTTGACGCTCTTAGTGATGTCTTGCGCGGGCTCAATGACAAAGGTAGCCGGGTTATAAGGAACAGAAGGCGTCAAAGAAAACTTGCCACCGACAATGCTGAAGTCGAGCAAGTTAAACGCTGCGTTTGCGTGGATGAACTCACGCAAGCCAACACGATCACCAACAACACCATCAAAGCGGAAGCCATTAGCGCGGCAGAACTGCGCCGCGACAACCATGGCATCAAGATCAACCGTATCCTTTGGGATCCGCTTGCCAGCGCCAAGACGAGGGCTAACCAGCAAGTTATACGCAATCTCGGCAAAGTTATTTGTTGAATCAATTAAACTTCCAGGAGGATCCACTTTCTTATTATCGTCATCAATTAGCCGCTCAACCTTGATGCCTTCTTTGATGTAGGCACTGAGCTGGCCCATAGAAGACCAGTCCTTACCTGCCAGAACACGCAGACCGAGCAACGACAAATCGTTGTACTGAGCAGCACCAAAGTCTGTCTTGTCTTCTTCAGGCCGGACCATCTCATTTACAAAAACCACCTCGTGCTCAGGCCCATCTTGATGGCTAGTTTTTTCTAAATCAAACTTTGGATAGTCAGCAATGCCATCTTTTAAGTTCAATGCCGGACGTATCTTGGCCTGTATAAATACATCGTCAATTTCTGTTATCTGAATGTCCACTAACGTTCCATCAGCAAACTGGAACCGAACGACATCTCCGACAACGTAACCAGAGCCTGGATCAATAATGACCCATTGCCATTGCCCATTGGCAAAGCTGGAGGCGTTTACTTTGAACCCAGAACCATTGCCGCTATAGCTTTGATGGCTGTAATCCGCAGGGCCACCACCAGAGACAAACGGCACCTCGTCTTGATTGAATTGATACTTGCCAATCTTGTATAAATTGAGAGCTGTTCTAGTCGCTCTGTATTCCCCTTTTTCAATCGGGTAGTAAAGAAAACCGCCTGCGGCCACTGGAATTGAATCTGGAACAATGCGATACAAGGCATTGTCGTTTTGGTCTGCAGGGCTTGGTGCTTGCGTAGTGCTTGTGACATTAACTCCATTAAAGAAAGCAGCAAAAAGTATGCCTCCAGCGGTTGTCTGAACGTAATAATCATTGGTAACGCTTGTTAGAACACGCTGCCCTGAAACCGTAGTGTGCCATGCTTTTACAGCCGGAACAGTTTTAACAAAATCAGCTGGGTCGTACTGATAAACAGAACCAAGCTCAACAATTTCGCCCTCCCACTTCGCATATACCGCGCCAGGAGCTGTCGGGTTATCAACGTTGACGTAAACACCTGTAGTTAATTCCGCAGTTGCCGAATTTTGAACAACAGAAGGGCCTTCAATCCGCTCCCACTGCGCCTGCTCAGGCAAATCGCCTACGTTGTATTGGCTGAGGGCTTTTACAGTACCTGTAACAGGTGCGCCAGCTTCAACCTGCTTGAAGAAAAACTCATCATTAGATGCCATCAAATTTGTGATTGTCTTGCGCTCACCTGTGCAGCTGACACGCACAGAGCCAAGAACCGGATTGATAGTTGTCATGGCAAAGTTTTCTTTGCCTGTCAGTAGATAAACTTCGTTTGATTGACCAGGGATGTCAACATATAAACCGTCTGCAGTGCTGCCAGTGACAGGAACAAGCCTGAACTCATACTGTCCAGGATTATGGTTTATACGAATAGTGTTGTACTGCGGCTGAGGATTGCTACCGCGCACAGCAAAAATTTGCCCCGCACTAATGTTTGTAAAACCAGTGTCGTTGCTGGCTCCTACTTCTCTAAATTCAATCTCGAAAAAGCTATACCTGGTTTGGAAAGTAGAGACCCTGCCAAGCGAAAAGCCTTGCTTATCTTTTTCATACTCCTGCAAAATTGCAGCAGGAGGCTCTGAGTTGACGTTTGCAAAATTATCTACACGCTTGAAGACAACACTTTTGATGCCAATCTCTGTTTGATCGCAAACTCTGTTGTTCGTGATCGTTGCAATATCAACGCGCTGCAGGTGCTGCCCAAATGGCTCGTTTGCTGTAGTCAGTGGATCGGCATCCGCGCTTTGAAAATAGCCAAATCCCTGCTCTTTACAAACAAATTCAAACTCTCGGTCATTGTTTTGCGGACTTTCATAAGGTGTGCCCGGACGTTTTTGACATTGAATTATTGCGCTGCCGAAAGCAAACAAGTCTCCGACATTGACCAATGTATCGGCATTGTTGATCCTGGTGTCAATAGCTGTGTTTACATCATCTAGACCATGCGGCGGGAACGCCTCAGGCGCTTCACGGGCCGCTGAATTTCTGAAGGTCAGCGTATCGCCTACGTTAATTTGATTGGTTCCAGTAACGACGACATTGTTCAAGCGCTCCATCGCTTGGCGTCCTGCATACGGCCTGACATTGAGGCCAAGAGTCAAACCGTTAATTTTGTCCCTCTTGTTTCGCAGGGATTCTTCGTTGTCAAAAATTTGGACGATGTCATAAGGCAAGAAATATGGTGAGCCGTTAGAGATTGGTGAATGACAGCCGAAAGCACGCTGTGAGCTTGGCGTTCTAGTGCCACTCAGTAGCGGGCGGAAGTTGTTTTTGAGCTGGTCATACGCAAGAAATACATCACCATCAATATCAGCAGGAAGCTGACCAGCATTTGTGATTGCATCGCTGAGGTTGATACGGCCACCACTGTCAAAGTTATTGGCAGCAGTCGCAATGTTGTCTTTGAAATAAGCTCTGTAGCGTGCCTCTTGATAGTTGCGCAGAAGCTGGTCACCAATAGCCAAACCCTGTGCATCAGGCGTTGCGCCAAGCTCAGACAGACCCAGCGTGGTCAGCATCTTTAGCTCTTGGTGCGAACCAAGGCTGAGCAACTGCGACCAAAGGAGCAAACCCTTTGCCCGGATGCCGCCGACAACTTCACTGCCATCGGGCAGCTGCTCACGCTTTGTAAAGATCAACGGAATGATGCTGCCAAGAGCAGCAAGATCCTGAACACTGTCGAAGCTAAACAGCTCCGCAAACCTTGTCTGACCACGAACGTCTGCCGTTCTGATTGCAGCAGGCGCTTGCTCAAATGTCGGCGGGTCAGGCTGCAGGAGAATCGACGCAGCTGTGCTAACTACACCGAGAATGAGACTGACAATCTGATAAGTCGTTAAGGGCTCGCCAGTTGCAACGATTTCTGGAATTGACGCATATTCCTCGCCTCGTTCTTTTGCCTTGCAATCAACTAAACGGCAAAACTCCCAATACTCATCATTGGTCAGGCCAAGAACATCAATGATCTGCTGTTCTGCGGGCAGTAAAGAGCGGCGGGAGTAAGACCGCTGCAGGGGATCCATGTCACTCGACGGTCCTTGAATTGAAGCCATCCGTCGTCATAGAAAGAAGCCAGCCCATAGCTGCCATCAGCGCAATGGACTAAACCGATTGTGCCCACTTTAGCGGCATCTGTTTTGGTGCCCCATAGCTCTAGCTGCTCCCAAAAAATTGAGTAATCCTTAGCCCTAAGCCTTCTGTACCAAGAGCGAGTTGCGCAAGGAGACTCAATCCCGTGCCAGGTCAGCACAGCTTTTGCCAAAGTCAAGCAATCTGCAGCGCCATGCTTTTCTGGCACAGCGCCAAGGCGATACGGCAAGCCAATCAGCTCATAAGGCTCAATCAAGCGTTGGCAATCCGCGAGCTGACAGGCAAAGCACCAACATCCTTGGACCGCAGCACCTTGTTCGGAATAGCGGAGGTGACAGCATCAATGGCTGTGCTGAGTGCGAGCTGCACACCTTCAACGTTGTAGCTAATGCTGGACGGGATCCAGTATTCAGTCGTTAGCGTCCTGTTAGGCAGAAATGTCGACGGGTGCATCAGCACCGTGTCCACTCGCACTGACCAAAAGTTCTCAACCGCCTCATAAGCCTTAGCAAGGCTGAGCCGGTTGTTGGCAAAGGTCAGCGTGCTTTCAATGTTGTCGCCACCTAAGCTCTTGGTTGCGCCGTTGTAAATGAACGGCAAGAACGCATAAGGGTTTGAGTCAAACGTGATCGTGTCGGCAGTGTTGCTGTTTTGATACCGGCCTTGATCAGCGCCCGCGTCATCCTCGAAAAAGATAAACGTGGTGATGGCTTCAAGTGTCATACGCCAACCCTGCTACGAACACTGCGCTTGTTCACAAGGTCACTGTAGACATTGCGACGACCAAGCTCTGCACCACGTTTTGCAGCCTGTGCCATGCCACGCTCAAACTCAGCAGCAGTCACATAATCAACCTTGTTGATGCGCTCAACGTTGTAATGAACGTCTAAGAATGAGCCACCACCTTCAGTGCTAGCCATAGCAGCAGCGTCGTCAGTTGTAATCGCTGCACCTGACCCGCGCCGTGCATAACGACTCATTGCAGCGTTCATGTCTGCGCCAGCAACCTGCACACCAAGCTGCCCGTTTGCTCCACGCTTGAGTGGCAACACAGCCTCTGGGCCTGCCTCTCCCATAAGTGACAATGTCGGCCTGCTAACTAGACCGCCGTTTGCATAAGGCACAATCTTGTTTTGGGCAAAAGCATTGCCTTTCGCGCTTGGGAAAATTTTGTTGACAATGCTGCCAACCCCAGCTTGCAAAAACATTTGACCAAAGGTCTTGAGAAGCCCTGACAACGATTCCTTCAGGGATTTAGTGCCATCAATCAAGCCAGTAATTGCGCTCGTTAGCTGATTTGCAAGCACATCCTTGACCTGTTCAAGAGTGACTTTGTACTTGTTGGTTTTGTCGTTTAAACCGTCTTGCGCCTCGCCCATGGCCTGCACAACATTCAAGCGATCAAGCGTGTACTGCGTCAGCAAGTTGTTTTGCTCTAACTCAAGGTTATTGCCTGTAACACCTTTCTCTTTTAGCTGCTGAATTGCAAGGTCATAGCCAAGATCAACCTCAGCAAGTTTGTTGCCTTCAAGCTTTGCCGCATTGATCTGCTTGGTCAAACGCAAGACCTCAGCAGATACCTGCACAGGTTTTGAGTTTTTGCCTGTGCCCGTGCCAGATTCCCCTCCCTGCAAGCTGACAGGATCAAGCCCTGTCCCGCCGCCGCCATAATTTGTTGGAGCCTCGATGCGACCCATAATAAGATCCATTATTTCTTTGTTTGCGCCAAACCTTTCAGCCGCTCCAGAGCCAAAATCTTTGAAAGCATCAAGAGCTTCGCCAAAATCTCCTAAGCTGATTGCCCCAAGGGCTGTTGCAGCAGTCTTAATAACTTGAACAATTTCAGTGACAAGCATTGCCGTTGCCGCCAACGAAACAGCCAAAGCTTTCAATGACACATCTATAGCTGTAAAAAACCCAGTGAAGTCATTCTCTGCGCTCAGCATTACAGAAAATGCTTCAATGATTGAGTTCAATGTAGGCAGCAAAGCATCCGCAAGCTGCATCCTGAAGCCGTCAAATTGAATCTGCAACGTGGTTATTTTGTCATTAAAAAGCTCTGCGTTTTGCGCAAAGTTTTCGCTGGTCTCATAGTTAAAACGTTCAAGCGCCTCAGATCCACCATTTAACAGCGTGATCAGCTTTGCACCAGAACGGCCAAAGATGTCCATTGCAATGGC